CGCTAGATTACGCTCGCTGGTTCGTGTGTGACCCCCAGTACCACCGGTTTGCGACCCTGTTCTTCGCGGCGGATGAGCATGGCGCGTACTACGTCACGGATGAGTTCTTTTCGCAAGATGACACGCTGGCTCGGCGTGCTGAGCGAATGGCTGCTCTCGTGGGTAAGCGTGACCGCGCTCTTCCGTGCTACGTGGACTCCGCGAACCCCCAAGACATGGCAGAGCTCAACTGGCACTTCAGCCGAATCGCCGCTCCTATCGGCGCCATTCCCCTGCCCATTCAGAAGCGAGTCGATGAAATGGTGCTGCGGACACATGCCCTGCTGGAACCTGACCCCGACCGACTCTATCCTAAGATCATCCCCAGCTTCGGGCATCCCGTCGATCCCGCTGCCGAGCCCAACTTCAAGCCCGTCTTCGGTGCTCCCCGCATCTTCTTCTTCAACAACCTCACCTCCACCTGGAAGTGGGAGAGCCGAGACATGAACTGCTCCCGACTCCTCTGGGAGATGCAGCGGCTCTCCTGGGGAGAGAACGGGAAGCCCGACAAGGACAGTGCGGATGGCGCAGATGCCTGCGACGCGCTAGTTTACGGATGCTCGATCATGGCCGCAGGCACCCGGCAGCCCGAGGAGCAAGCATGGAAGAAGCAGCTCTCCCTGGCCGACCGGGTCATCTGGAACGTGATTGAGCAGTCAGACCGCTACAAGACCCTCACAACGAGAGACTTCTAATGTTCGGCCTCAATGCGGTAGAGCTTATCTTCGTCGCCGGTGTGGGTGTCGGCGTGGCCCTCGACGGCCTCATCTGGCTCTTTGCCTACGTCCGGCCCACGAACAAGGCTTTCCAACGTCTCCGCTATGACGGCTTCCGTCCGGAGACTCCAACACCGCCACGTCCCAAGACCGTGCCACGTCCTCCTTTCCCGAATGAGGCGCTCTAATGCCCCGTCTGCCGAAGCCAGAAGCCAGCGCCCAAGAGTACATGACGTACTCGATCAACATGTGGCACAACCACGATGCTTTCTACGCCTTCTGGGTGGAACGGTGGAAGCGCGTGGTAGACTACATTCGTTCCCTGCACTGGCGCATCCTGATGGAAGTGGACCAGAAGCAGATCCCGGACTGGCGTCGGTTCCCGATCTCCAACTTCACCCAGGCTCTCTTCGCGGACTACGTCGGTCAGTTCCTCCAGAGCCGCGTGCGCTGGAGTGCCGTGCCTGATTCCCCCGACAGCATCGCCGCTGCCGAGCTGGCGGATCAGGTGCTCAAGTACCTGTGGGACAAGCTGGGCATGGAAGAGAAGCGGATCGACCTGGCCGCATGGCTGATGGCAACCGGGAACGCCGATCTGCGGGTCTACTGGAATGCCAACACCGGGAACATGTTGCCGCTGGCGATTCCAGATGGACAGGGGGGTGTCATTCCGGTCAATCCGGACACCCTTCAGCCCGACCCCTCTATGCAGCAGCCCGTGATGGTGGACCAAGGCGAGATTGGCGTCGAAGTCATCGCCCCGCAACTCGTGCGCTGGGGCATGCAGCAGTACTCCGGCGTCATGGTTGGCTACCTCGTCACCTACGATCAAGCCGTAGACCGCTACGGTGACAAGATCGCTGATCAGTTGAGCTACCAGACAGTCTCAGGCCCCCTTACTACGGACCTGATGAGCGTGTTCCCGCAGACGCTAAGCTCTGGTATGCCTGCCAAGGAGCCTGCTGCGCTCCTCGTCGAGCACTATCTCCCGCGTGGTAACCGGAATCCTGGGGGACTCTGGTGGACCGCTGCGGACAACAAGGTCGTGGTGACGCCGCCCCAGCCGTTGCCGGGGCGTCAGATCCCGATTGTCCACTTCAAGTGGATTCCACTGCCGGGCCATCCAAGCCTAAGCTTGTCTCCGCTCTATGACATCACCTGGTCAAACAAGCACTACGAGGAACTGGAGGCCCGGCAGCTGGAATGGCTGAACAAGGTCGTCCCGAAGATCATTCGTCACACCGGTGATGGCCTCAAGTACGGCGAGTTCACGGAAGAGCCCGGCCAGGAAGTCGTCGTCCAGCCCGGGACCGACCCTGAGTGGCCACAGATTCCGGCCTTCCCGACCCAGTTCGACTCGCTCCGTCAGGTCATGTCCGACGACATCATGACCGTCGGCGGCTACAAGTTCCGTCGGGATGAGAAGCCCGCAGCGGGACAGCAGACGAAGCCCGTGCGCTTCCCGACCCATCAGCGCAATGAGGGTGAGCAGACGATGCTCGCCGTCATGAACGCCAAGTCCGCGTGGGAGAAGATGGGCTACGTCCTCCTCGACTACGCCGCCAAGTTCTACACCGAGACCCGCGCCATTGCCATCGTGGGTGCGGACAAGACCTATCAGTGGCGGGAGTTCAAGGGACAGGACCTGGACAACCTCCAAGCCACCCTGCACGTCGATGAACTCCCCCTCTACACCTGGGACCGGCAGAGCTTGCGAGACACCGTCATCGGCGTTATGAATACGCAAGCCGGTGCCGTCATCTTCGCTGGCCCGGATGGTCAGCCCGACCGTGACCGCATCAACGCCGCCATGAACGCTACCGGTATCGACGTGGCCCAAGACGCTATCGACCCCGACGTGCTCGAAGCCCGCAACGAGAACAACCAGTTCGCGGGCTTGCAGGTCACTGGTCAGGATGAGCAAGGTCAGCCGCAGCTCTCCGGTCAGCCGCCGCAGGTTGAGCCGCACAACAACCATCAGACGCACATGGCGGAGCACTCGAAGCTCCCCAAGACGCTCTCGTTCAAGGCCTGGGACCCGAACAAGAAGCAGGCCTTCATGCAGCACATGAGCGGCCACGAGCAAGCCATCAGTCAGGCTGCCGAAGCAGAGAAGCAGTCCATGCTCGATCAAGAGAAGCAACTCCGCCAGATCCGGGCGGACGCCGAGACATCCCAGAACGTCAAGACGGAGCTCGGCAAAGCGCTGGTGGATGCGCTGGTCCAGTACCTCATGCCACCTAAGGAAGCTGAAGGCGAGAAGAAGAACAAACCGTTTGAGAAGAAGGAGTCGTCCAATGCCTAACGATGTCCTGCCCGCCGGTGCGGGCGATCTCACTCTCAGCTCGGCGGACCTTGCCGATCAAGGCGGTGCTGAGGGAATCGACGCAGGTAGACTGGCACGCGCGGCCGCCGCCGCCGCTGCCAACCAGCAACACGACGACATCGGTGCCACGTTGCAGCCCAACCCCGACACCGAGCCGCTCGTCACCGTGTTGCCCGAAGGGCAGACGCAGCAAACGCAGCAGCAGCAGACCACCGAAGAGACCGTGACGGAAGAGGTTGTCTCGCTCGAAGAGATCGAGGGAGCCTTGAACGAAGCGGGCATCGACCTGGGCATCGCCGGTGCAGACGTGCCCAAGGAGCTCCTCCCACAGTACCAGAAGCTCGTGGCTGCCGCCGTAGACCTGGCGCAGGACGCCCTGACGAAGCAGCTCGAAGCCTCCCAGGTGATGCAGTCCTACCAGGAGTTCTCGGAGCGGCTCAAGAACGCCCCTGACAAGGTGCTCTTGGCCCTCGCCTTCAGCCAGCCCGAAGTGTGGAAGAAGGTCTCCGAGATCATGACGGAAGTCGAGCAGGACCCTCGGGCCAAGGCGTCCTGGGAGCGTGAGCTCTCGGCCGAAGCCCGACTGATGGAAGCCCAGCGTCGGGAACGGGCCATGTCCGAGCGCTACCAGCGCGAGAAGGCGAATCAGGTCATCGCCGCCACTCGCAGAGCGGCGCGAGCCCATGGCGTCTCCTTCGACACCGCTGAGAAGGTCGTGGCCCTTGCGGTCAAGGCCAACGGTGGCGATCTGGAGCTCACGGATGTCGAGGGGCTCGTCTCTGAGCTCAAGGGCATCCCCCGTCAGCAAGCCAAGACGCAGCAAAAGGTTGTGACGCCGCAGAAGCAGGCGGCTGTCCGCCAGGCCCCCCAGCAGCAGGTGGGTGCAGGCTCGGCGGCTACCGCCCAAGTTCAGCGTCAGTCTGACGCCTCCCCTGGTCTCAAGGACGGCACCAGCGTCCGTGAAGGCGGCGGTGGCAAGTTCCGTGACCTGATCAAGTCCATCAACGCACGCATCGTGGAGCGTTAACCCCATGGGAAACTGGCAGATCAGCATCGAGGGTACAGGCGTTCACCACAACAAGAGCGAGAGTGATGTCAACGTCTTGCTCGGTCAGTTCCTGGAGATCCTGTCCAAGCATCAGAGCGTCGAGCGAGTCAGCTTGACCTACGGTGCTCGGCAGGTCTACTTCGGGAAGGACGACGGCTGGCACCCTCCCGAGCCGTAGTCTGGTAGCCG